CTGCTTCACGTCGAAGTCAACATCTTGCAGAGCAATGATGCGGACGGTGCCAGCAGTCGCACCTGCATATGGATCTACGGTCAGATCCAGACCAGACCACATGGCCATGATCAGCTGTGAGAAGTCACCGAACAGAGCGTCGTTGTTGGCGAGCTGGTTGGTGACGGTCACGGGGTAACCGTTGATTTCGTCGTTCTCGTAGACGAACATGCCAGTGTTGCTGGCTTTCTCGGTGCTCTTCAGAGCGCCGCGAGCAGATGCGTTGATGATATAACGCAGGCTGCCAGCGTCAGCGTTAGCCACTGCCACGTCGGTTTCCATGCCGATGTATTCGGCGAAGGTTCCGAAGGTGGTGATGGTCTGGGTGCCAATGCCAGTGGTGTTGATGATGCCCAGAGGCTGGTTGGAAGAACCAGAGCCGTTCAGGCCAACACGATCCAGCTCAAGAGCAAGCACGCGAGCCAGGTCATCACGGACCATTTGCTCAACGTCGATGCTGGACTGGAGCAGCAGCTTGCGGGAGTAGTCAACGAAAGCACCGCAGGTCTTGGGGCTGAGGTTGATCTGCTCGATCGTTTGCTGGGACTCGGTGGGAGAAGAACCCTCGCCAACCCAGTAAGCAGTGGCGGAAGAGCCTTGCTTGGGAATAGAGATGTTGCCGTTGATCCCCGTCAGGGTGGTCATGCCGGCGTCAGCCAAGGCAAGACGGTTGCGGAGCAGGTCGATGAAGCTGCCAGACAGCAGGACATCGTCAACGAGGTTGCCGCCAGCAGTGGCAGCGCCAACGTTCAAGTCACGACGCAGCACCTCGTTGGGCACCACGATGCCGTTGGAGGAACGCTCATACTGCTTAGAAGCAGCTTGGCCGACTTCAATCTCGAACTCGGCTTCACGACGAGCAGATTGATCGCCAGGGTTGGCCAGATAGTTCAGAGCGCGGACAAAGCTGAAGCGCTTGACTTCTTTCTGAGAAAGGCCGACATCGTTGGAAGTGACATCGGCAGAACGGATGGGTTGTTCCACTTGACGGGTTCCGAGTTTTTCGAGGATTGCAGCACGAGCCTCATCAACGGAGTTGTCTCCATCAATGAGTTCTTGTGCCAGATCTGCCATGCGGTGCTGAGCACCGAGGGCGTTGATGGCGGCAACGCGGTCTTTTTCAGCCTTCTTGGCCTCCGACCGGATCACCTCCAGGTTGGGAGTTTGTTCTTCCATCGCAGGAGCGGGTGTAGATGCGGTCGTGACCGCTGAACGAGTTTCCTGTTTTTCAACAGGAGCTTCGTTTGTAATAGTAGTGTCTTCAGGTTGAGAAGATTCAGGCATAGCAGGGTCTTCCGAAAGAAGTGAACGTCCGATTCCAATTGTGGGGTCAGCCGGAATCGAAACAAGGCTCAATTCGTGAGGCGTCCAGCTAGTAGCAAGCACACCCTCTTCGCGTTGCTCAACCTCATCGATTGAGTAGCCAAACGAAATACCGCGCAAGATGCCGTCTTTAACGTCATCTAGATACTGTTTGGCAAAATCAGAGCGCGAAAAGCGGATTTTTGCATAAGCACGCTTTTTGTCCTCATCCAGATAGGCCCGCTCGACCACGCCCAGAACTTTGTCTGGATTGTGGTTAAAGAGGAACGGAGCGCCATCATTCAGGCGCATGAAGTTAGGGGCAGTGCTGTCGTGGCTCAGCACTTCGCTGCCGAAGTACCGCGTAACTGGGTACTCAGAGCTGAAAGGAAACTCAAAAGTCCGCTCATCGAGAGAGCGAATGTCGGTCGCCTCAGTGCGCTGCATACGCTCGCCAACCACCGAACGCTTCTCTTCAGGCTTTTCAGCCCGAATTGGAGCAATCTTCGTCAGCGTGCTGAACTTGTGCCCAACCTTCCGATCAGTCGCCTCTTTATCGCGATAAAGAGTGATCAGCGCCGCAGGATCGTCCTCGGTGCCGGTAATCGTGAATGAAGAGTCAGGAACATCGATGGTTCCGTCGCGCTCGATCCGGTCAATACGACCTTCGGCGCGACCACCTGATGAATTCCAAGAGACAAAGTCTCCCGTCTTCAGGGCATCAGGTGCTGCCCTTTCTTGTTCCTGCTCCATAGAAGTCAAGAGTTCTTCCTCATTATTGCTAATAAGTTGTCTACCTTCCCGAGCTTTCTTGATTCGCTTTGAGCGAGCGTCTGACCAAGACTTGCCAGCGTCACCACCCCAAGCGGCCCAAGCCACCCTTCCATTGCTGGGATAGCCATCCTCGCCAGGGCTGAATCCCTGGCCTTGTTTGTCCACCTCATGCCTTGCGAACCAAGCTGACATGGTCACAACTGTGTCCGGTGACAGCTCATTGCCACTCAAAATCTGAGTCGCTCTGGTGCGAGCGACATCAGTGCCGCCACCCTCGCCATCAGCTTTCCAGTCGCGATAACGCTGAGCTTCAGCCCTCATACCCTCATTGGGCATGAGGTCGATCTCAACTCCGTTTACGTTTGCCATTTGTCCGCTTACGGGTGGGCTGTGGCTCTTCTGATTCAAGCAACGAGAGCTGCATAGTCTCGTCAGTTAAATCAAGATCCTTGTCTAACTTGACTCCAGCGTCAGCAGCGATTTGCTGCTCACGGGCAAGCTCAGAGACGTTGTCATCAAAATCACCGCCTGAATAAGCAATAATCTGCTGCTTGGTCATGTAGCCGGCCTGCTCCGCCTCGCGGTAAGCCTTGACCTCTTTGAGCGGATCAACCCAGCTCCAACCACGCGGCATCCAGCGCGGAGACAGATAACGCTCAGGGCGCAGCTCGTAGTCAGGAAAATCGCAGTATCCACTAAGGACTGCGAGATTCAGCCACTCACGGAACACACGCATATGCATGTTGTCGATCAGATACTTCTGAACAACACGCCAGTGCTCACGGTCCTCAAGCAGTGACAGCCTTGAGCTGCTGTAGTTGGTGTCGCTGAAGTCGCGAGACAACGTCTCATACGAGCAACCAAAGCCTGACGCAAAGCGCCGAACTTTGTTTTTGACAAACATCTCAAACTGTTGGTCTGGCGAGTCGATATCAGGGATTGTTACGGATTCGCCGGGGCTCAAGTAACGAAACGTCCCAGGTTCGAACTCACTAATTCTCTGGCCGTTTTCAACATCATCGGCAATAAGTTCACCCTCATTGTTGGTGATGAAGCCCATGATGCTCGCGCCAGCACGAGCACGAATCACGGCTGCTTCCTCGTAACCCTGCAGCTGATGTGCGTCAGCCATCACGCTGTGGAACCAAGGCACACCCCTGTTCTGGCCCGGCCTTTCAGGCATGAACAGGTGGATCACATCATCTGCAGGCAAGAAAACATGCTTCCTGTCAGGGACAGGATTGCCTTGGAAAAATGTGTCTCCAGGATGACGAGTCAGGATCGCGTACCGGACAGGGCGACCCCACTCATCAACCTCAACACCGTTGCGCCACTCATTGCCCTTTTTGCCTGTAGCGCCGTTATATGACTCGTCCAGTAGATCGCTTTCGATCATCTGCAGCGCCAACGGCACCTTCGACTCACCAAACTGACGACGCACAATCCTGAACAACGCCTCGCCTGACTCGCACATCGCGCCAGCAGCCAGCCACTCAAAATCGTGGAAGCTGTACCGACCAGAGCAGTCACAAGCGTTAGGCCGCGTCCAATAAGACCATTTGGCCTCAATTTCATTGTTAATACGGTTGTCCCGCTTGCTGCCACGCAGCTGCAGAACCTGCGATTGCAGCTTGATGCCGGTGCCGATCACATTGATCTGCGTTGTCCGCTTGGCCTGCCGCGCATACGGATTGTTCCGCACCATCTCGCGGGAACGATCCCGCAACCTGCGCAGATTGCCTCTGATCTCAGCATCAGCACTGGCTTGCGTTGACATCCAATCCGATGTCAAACGTGAGACCATCGCGCCGCTGTAAGCACGGCGGAAAACACGGGCAGGCGCCTTGCCAAACCCCAAGAAGTTCATGACGGTTGAACGAATACCCATGATCAGTTGAACCTCACGAACATGTTGCGTGGATTGCCAAGGCCGTTAGCGATCAGCTCAGCCTGCTCCTCACGCTTTACCTCTGCCTTCAATCGACCCTCTAACTGAATCAAATCAGGCAAGTCATATCGCTTGAGGTTGCGATTGCCGATCTTGTACTCCTGAACAGCGCCACCGCTGATCAAAGTTCGGATCGCTGTTTGAACAGCCTCTAAATCTTTTCTGGCTTGAGTTCGACCGTCGTAAGCAGCAGGCTGCCCTGTGTAACTGAGAGAAGGCTCAACCTTCAAAGAGCCGTAGCCAAGAGTCAGTTTTTCACTGCTCTTTGTCGCAATCGCCTGCCAGTACCAGTTTCCAGCGTCAAATCCTGCTGAATCTGTGGCAGAAATAGTGAATTCCCAGCCAGTACCAAACGCAGTGCCAACAACAGTGTGGCCCTCATGGGTGTGGTTAAACCTCAGGTAGTAAGTGAGAGTCCACTCGTCACTCTTGATTTCGTTGCCGAAAACATCCGTCGAAGAGTCATCTCTCCATTTGACGGTGTCACCAGCCCGGATCTCGCTTGGGATGTTCACGGGACTACCAGCTTTGGACGAAATTACGGCGATTAGGCCGTTTTTGCTGTCTTGATCCTAGCTGAGACGGCTTATTAGGCTCATTACGCCGTTCAAACTGATCCCAGATGCTCCGGCGATCGAATTTTTGATACATCCGGTGCAAAGCGGCATACGCATAGACCATTTCGTCCAACGCCTCGTTCGGACTTTGGCTTTTTTTGACCCAAACTCGCTCAGGGAAGCCATTCCTGTACCTAAGCACCTGTCGCTCTGCCGTTAGCTCCCGAAAATAGTCAGGGCCAACAGTTGGGTAGAAGTGAAGGTATCCAGGGCCAGGGTCATTGTGTTTCAGGCGCCCAAACAACAATGACTTCACGCCATCAACGCCAACAGGGAACAATTGAGCGCCATTTTTCATCGCTCGACCCTTGAAGTTGATATCAACCTTGCTTGCCTTGCCCAAAGGCGGCTTGCCTTTCTGGCCCATACCCTTGATCGCAATCACACCCATTGCTGCACGCTCTCGCGCATAGCCATACACCTCTTGCGTGTGGTGACCACCAGAGTCAATACAGCAAACCTCGATGTTCAGCTTGCGGCCATCCTCTGTCTCATACGGATTTTGCAAGACCTCATCTAGCTGCTTCCACACCTCCGGCCTGGACGGTGATCCATAAAGAACCACTCGATCAACCAAATAAGCCTCTTCATCTCTGGCCCATCCCCACACCGACAAACTCAATCTGTCGTCCTGACAGTCACATCCACACGTCAGCAACAAAACTTCTGCCGGTGGTGATGCCTGTTTGTATTTCTCTTCAGCAGCACGTTGCAGCAGGGATTCGCCGCTGATCTTGCTCGCATACTCGTCCTCCCAGACCTCACCAAGAATCGTGTTGACCCAGGTTTTCAGCTGCTCTGCATCGTGCTTTGCGTCTAAAAACTCCTCGACCAGATTCGACCACGCTGCATTAGGGCTGTAGCTGTACGCCGCCCAGATATGAAAGCCAGCGTGCTTGCCATTAAAAGGACCAGTGCCACGCCACTCACCACGCTCAACCATCCACCGCTTCTTGGCGTGCGGGATCATCACGCCACACTTCTCGCAGCAGTAAGACGCTGTCGACGGATCGTCGTCAAACCAGCGGATGTTTGACCACCGCAGATACTGCATGTGATTGCAGTCTGGGCATGGGACAAAGTACCGCCTCATGTCCGACTGGTTGTACATCTTCTCGATCCGACTGAAATCCTTCACCGTCGGAGTAGAGCCGGAAACGATCTTCCGGTTCCAGTAGTACTCAGTACGCCTGATGCCCAGCTTGATCTGGTCACCCTCAGATCCAGCCGAAGGCGGATAGCCGTCGACCTCATCGAACAGCACGATCCGCCTGCTCACACGCCGGAAGCCACGCGGCGAGTTGGCACCAACAAGACTAAGGGTCCCACCAGGAAACTGCTTTTGAAGGATCGTGTTCGCGCCATCCTTCGCCTTCGCCTCACTCACCAAGCCCCTGAGGCATGGGGTGTCACGCAGCATCGGCGCAATCTCCTCTTTTGAATATCCTTGCGCGTCCTCAATCGTCGGCTGAACCAGCATGATTGGAGCTGGATCTTGGTGGACGTGATACCCGACGACGTGGTTCAAAATCTTCGAGTAGCCGACCCTGGCCGACTTCATCACCGTCACCTGTTCAATAGCAGGGTCAGTGATCGCATCCATGATTCCCTTCTGATATGGCAGCGTTCGCCATCGCCCACCCTCAGCGCTGGACTCTGCACTTAGAAACGCATTCTCATCAGCCCACTCACTAAGGCTCAATTTTTTAGGTGGCTTAAACGCCATATAGGCCTTCTTTTCCAGCAGCTCGATATTGCTCATCCCTCTGCCTCCCGAGCCAAATCTTCAAGGGTTTCGCGCACAATATCTTCCAAGCACGCCATGGCGCCCGAATCCAAGTCGGGTATCCGCTGCTTTGCCTTGCTCGGCAAACCCATGATCTTGTTTCTGGCCATGGTCACAATCTCGACCCACTTGGCCTCAACATCAGCTGCGGGTACAAGCAAACCTTCCTTCTGTTTCCTGTCCAGCTCAAGCAACTCGGCTTTTAGGTGCTCCGTCCTGGCTCGGCTCTCGTCGTAGTCCGGTATGTACTCGGATGTTTTTGTCATGCGCGGGCCGGATGGCGCTTTTTGATATTTCTCGTCCAACTCCTCCTTGCTTACTTGTGCTGCCTTTTGGTGAGCGGTAGTCTTGCGGGTTTGCGTGTTTTTTCGATAGTCCTCAGCGAGCGTGGCGGTGTCCAGCCGCTTCTTTCCCTTTTCGTTAAGGACTGTTTTCAGTCGGCCTTGTCTGATGGCTTGGCTGATTGCTGGTGCGGTGATGCCAAGAATTCGTGCTGCTTCGGCTTGAGTTACTAATGCCATCCGGCGATTACAGCGAAAATAAAAAATGCAATGTTCAAGTGGGCATCAGCAACTTTTCAGTTGCTTCATAACGCGGATTGTAGATTATTAATCTACTTTGTGCGCTTGTGCCTAGCAAAATCGTGCGCTTCGAAAGACCTA